ATGGAATTTGCTCAATCTGTTCAAAACCAGACGTGCCATCAGTGTAAGTTAAAAAGCCGCGTGGTTTTTTAATACCGTCACCAGTTACAAAAGCTGTATTTTCAGCGCGAGCGAATTTGCCAGCTAATTTATTAATGACGTAGTTTTCAATATCAAAATAAGCATCGTCTAATAATTTTTGACTAACTTGTGGCATTGCATATTGTTCATGGATATCCCATGCAATTTCTTTGAGCTTGCCATTATCGGTGTCAGTGCGATCTTCTAATTCACCAACCCAACCACTAGCAAAATCATCGCCTTCGTATGGTTCAACCAAACGATCTGTTCCGATGGACATTACTTCGGCATATTGACGAATGGGTGAAGTTTCACGAACCAATTGTACAATCGCTCTGTCCAGCTCTGGCATGACTGCATAACCGCCATCTGTTCCGGTAAACGAATTCATTGATTTGCTATGCTCAATGAGTATATTTTTTTCGTCTGTAGAAAGATTGTCGTTGCCGCCAGCCCAGTATTTTAGGGTTGCGTTACGAATGGCGATTTGTTCCTTTGTCATGACACTGCGAGATTTTTCCAGATTATTCTCGACTTCGTGGCGTGCTTTAGCCATTTTTTGCGCTTGCTCTGCCGCTTCTTTCGCACTTTCGACTTCGGATATCGCGCTATTGATGCGTTCGTTCATTTCTTTTAGCAATGGATCAACATAACCCTTAGACGATTGTTTGATTTCTTCGGCGTTTGATTTTTTGAATTCTTCAAAATTGCGACCCATTTCTTCTAATGCTTGTTTAACTTCGATCATGTGAAGTTACCTCTTTAATAATTGGTTAAATTGAGTGAGTGCTGCTAACAACTCGGCTTCTTCCTGTGCATCAACATCCCGTTGATCGACACCTGCCGCTTTAAAGCCTTGCGCTGCTAGTCGCTTTGCTTGGCTCAATGAGAAACCACCTACATCGCGTAGGAAGTGTTCAAAATCTCGTATGGTTTTGATATCGACGCTTTTAACGCCGCTTACATTTGCTTGGTCATTGGCTGGAAAAGTAACAATGGATATTTCCCAAAGGCTTAGCGCTTTTAGATATAAAGCACCGTCTTTCATTTCCGAGCCGCCTTGATTGATGCTATAGCCGATGCTCAAACCGCTAATTGCACCCGCTTTTAAAAGCGCATAGGCTTCTTTTGCTTTTTCAACGTCGTTGATAAGCAAGCGACCCTTCACGAATAAACCGTTATCGTCCTCTCTGATTTCGTCATATACGCCAATTGGCTGACGTGAATCGTGTTGCCAAAGAAGCTTCACGCTCTTTGCATCTTTGGTTATTAAATCGTTTTGAAATGCACCTTTGACAATAATGTCGCCGTAACTATCTTTATTTCCAAACACTGCGCCATACCCAGTGAAAGTTCCTTCATTATCGAGTGACTTAATATCTAGCGGCGCAACATAATGTTTCGTTTGTCTTGTGTTCATGTCTGTACCCTCAAAATTCTGTGTCTTGCGGAACGTAAAGCAAGGTGCATCGGCAATTAATGGCGTTACCCGGTGAACCTTCGCCCGGCCTATCGATTAATTCGACTGACCCATCAGCGTTCGGTACGGCAAAAGGCTCGTCCATGCCAACACGCACACCGTCCATTTGCACATGGCTGAACTGATCGCCTTTATCAATGTCTCTAGTGCGTTCGTCATGTACTGAAACCCATTCGCGGATAAGTAGCTGCTCTGATTGCTCGGCTTGTGCTTGCATCCCGAACGTTGCAGCGTTATGCACCTCTGTTCGCGCTATCGTGCGTGCGCGACTCGTTGATAAACCGCCACCAATGACACTGTTTAATTGCTTTGCGATTTCTGTTTCGCTCAATCCATTTTCAACGCCACTGATAATGGCGTTACGGGCAAGCTCGATGCTTGTTCCCGTGATATACGTTGCTTTGTTGAATGCTTCTCTTGAAATAAAGCCCGCAACTAAATCCAGAAAGTTGGCTTTCGATTTCATGCCAAGCTGTTCTTGCGTGTACTCTGCAAAATTCCTGATAGCGACGGTGTAGACTGCGATCAATGTACGAACCCAAGTCGCATGGCCTTGTCTTATGGCTTGCTCTGCTTTGAGTTGACCGCCTTCGTTAAACGCTTTTTTTGTAGCTTTTCCCTGCGTAACAAGTAGCTTTTTCGCACTTCGAGCCGCGCGTATTTCTTGCTGGGCGAGCATCCGCAGCCAAACCGCGACGTGTGTTTGTCTTTGCATGGGCATGGCATTGGGTGTCTCTTATGGGGAATAAGCTTGCTTTGCTGTTTCTCGCGCTTCTTTCTGGCTATAGCCTTCGCGCATCAACCAGAGAGTGAACTGCTTTTCATCCAAGTCTGTCATGTCGAAGTTAAGTGGTAATTTTCCAGCGGGTACTAAAATGTCATCACCGCCCTCTACTTCTTCGTAGCCAATTTCCTGACGCGCTTCATTCGGTGTAATGATTCCGGCTTGAACGTCATCGCGCGCATTTCTACGTGCTGTTTCACGTCTCGGCATTAATGCGCTTACTTTGTCCAAATCTGGTACAATCTCAACTTGTATTCCCTGATGAACGGATAAGTAATAACCAAGTTCGGCCAGCATATTTTGTGCAATGGGAATAATGGTTTCTTCATAGAGAGCGAGTTTTGCCTCAGAGACGTTATTGAATGTCGCACCATCTGACATGCCTAACAGGTGGGGTGGATAACCGAACGCGAGGCAAATATCGCGCGCTGTACTGTTCTTACCATTTATCCAATCCATGTCTGTCGGTGTCATGCCGAGCGATTGCCACTGAAGATCAAAACCAAATACGGGAATTTTCCCAGCGTTCTTAGCGCCAGCATACTTTTCTTCGAGCCTGTCGCGAATTTCATCGAGCTGCTCTTGTTTGGGCGATGGCGCAAGATCGCCCCTATCACGCATTGTTAAAATGCCAGGGGGTTTGGCAGAATTCTCTAATAACTTTCTGTTCCACATGCCGCTTGAATTATGCTGATCGATGCTCATCATGGCCGCGCTAATCGGCGACATGCCGTATAAATCATCAAGCAAGTTTGGTTCTTTGATATGCAGCACTTCCGATAACAACGTACCGCGCTCAATGGGAAAAGTTACCTGACGGCCGTTCATGTTGTAACGAAACCCTATCGGTTCGTTGTTGCTATCAACTTCAATTGTCACCCTGTCAGGGCGCAACAAGCTCAAATCCATCATGCGCTTGGTGGTTGCTTGAAATCCTAGAATGTAGGTATTGCCGCTGACGAGTTTATGTGTGACAGCTGTACGCATAAACGTTTTATAGGACTGTGCTGGGTTGGGTCGATTAAGTAGCTGTACAATTTTACCCTTATCAGTCTCTTTGCCATCCATCGTGACGATGAAGGGAATATCAGACACCCCGCGCGCGACTTGCGTGATGCAGTAATAAGCGACGATGTTTTTCTCATACGCTTCGCGGGCATACCCAGCATAATCTTTTCGCGTCCAGCCTGCTGAATCAGTCCACGCCAATAATTGGCTAAGCACACTATTAAACGAGTCTGATTTTCGTCTGAACCATTTAAACATAGTCGTCTCATGCCATTAGTAGTTTGCGAACATTGCTTAAATACTTGAACGCGCCACTTGCAGCGTCCACTTGATCGTCATGCGCGCCTTCGGGAAAACTCTCCAATTCAACGAAGAAATCTTCGTTCCAGCTGCCGCGCACGATCTTGACGTTGCCAACCTCCCACTGTGATGAAAAGGGAGATGCACGCACGATTTTGTTTTTTGTCACTGTTTCTGCTTTAACGTCATAACCAGCTAGGTTTCTAACGTGATAACCCGCCTCTGCTTTGCCAGCTTGTCCGGGGTCTTGCTCGATGATAATCGGACACTCATCGGTATCAGCGCTTGCGATGTTCTTGATCGAGGCTTCGACTTTTGCAGGGCTTCCCTGAAAACGCGAGACGTGTTCAACGTAGTAAACCCCTTTACTGTCTCGGCTCATTCGCACGCCCGCCGTCCAGTCTGGATCATTGTCTTGCGTCTTTTCAGTTGCGGCTCTATCCCAATATCTAACTCGCGCAGTTATATCCGCTGGCAGTGAATCGATCACTTCAACTTGATCGCGCCTAAAGAACAATCCGGCTGATGCCCTGATTTTCCAGTTACCGCCCAGCAAGCGTTCGCGTTCAACACGAGGCAACGCTTTTAGGTTTGATAAATAACCGGGGTCTTTTTCCAACAATATTTTGTTGTCATAAACCGATGCCGCAATGAACGTGACGGACTTTGGTTCTTCATCAGGAAATTGCTCTATCAATTCCTCTTTGCTATCACCCCAGACAATGTTTTCGCCATTTCTTACAAACCAGCGAATCACACCTGATCGTTCGGGTATTGAATAACCTGTTTCTTGGTCTATCCACCAAGATATAAACTCTGCGACCCACGAATCACTGTCGGGGTTTGTTGTCGCCCTGATATAGGGTTTAACACCACACATCGAACGATTACGGCTCATCATGTACATGAATTGAAGCTTCGTGAAATGCGTTAACTCATCAAACCCAATGAATGCGATTTGTGAGCCTTGCCAATCAAGCCGGGTTTTTTCATATTCCATGTGTGCGAACTTTAAAGTCGCACCGCTTTTGAACTCCCATTCAAGCGCTGACTCCCTTGAGTGCGCGCCCAATAATGTATAGAGGTTCTGGCTTTCATCCCATAAAGCGCCCGGATTTCTTATTTGCGGCGAAGTTCGCCTAAATATGACGGCACTAAATTTCGGGTTATGACAATGGCGCAATGGCTCAAGCAATAAACCCCAAGATTTCCCGCCACCCGCAGCACCGCCATAAATAGCGATATCGGCTG